GAAGCGCAATATCCTGCTTATTGCCAACAGCAACGATAAGGCCGGCGAACTTTTGGAGCCTTATCGTATCAATCTTGAAAAAAATGAGCGCATCATTCACGATTATGGTATTCAGCAAAATCCGGGTGCCTGGGCGTATGGTGATTTTGTAACTACACAGGGCGTATCGTTTTTGGCGGTAGGTGCCGACCAGTCACCCCGTGGCTCGCGCAACGAAGAGGTACGACCCGATAAGGTCATTATTTCTGATATCGATACCGACAGCGATGTGCGCAACGAAGATATCATTCGCAAACGATGGGAGTGGTTCGAGAAGGCGGTGTATCCAACCCGTTCTATTTCAAAAGACTTTCAGGTAATGTTCTTGGGTAATCTCATTGCAAAAGATTGCTGCATTGCCCGCGCTGCTGCAATGGCCGACAAGGTGCATAAGGTAAACATCGAAGATGCAGACGGCAATAGCACGTGGCCTGAAAAGAATACCAACGAGCACATTGCCCGTATCAAAAGCAAGCTCAATACGGCGGCTTTTGAGTGCGAATATATGAACAACCCAATTAGCGAGGGCGAAACATTCAAGGAGCTTACGTGGGGTAGTATTCCGCCATTGGCGCGCTTTCCTTTTCTTATCAACTATGCTGACCCGTCACCAAGTAATAATACCAAGAGCAAAGCAAATAGCAACAAAGCCAACTGGCTGTTGGGTGTGCTCGATGGAAAGTTATACGTCATTACCGGATATCTCGATAGAGTGACAAATTCGGAGTTTGTTGACTGGTTCTATTACATAGATAGATACGTGGATAATAAGAATACCATATATCACTACATGGAGAATAACAAGCTGCAAGACCCATTTTATCAGCAGTTATTTGTTGAAAATCTTTTCCCCACCGCTCGCAAAAAGTATAATAAAAATATAAGCGTATCGCCCGACACAAGGGCTAAACCGGATAAATTCGCCCGCATCGAGGCTAATCTCGAACCAATCAACCGGGAGGGGCGTATGATTCTCAACGTGACCGAAAAGAATAACCCGCACATGCAGCGGCTTCACGACCAGTTTAAGCTGGTTAATCCACGTCTAAACGCTCCGGCTGATGGCCCCGACTGTATTGAGGGTGGTTACTGGATAGCGAATCAAAAATTATCACTGATTGCTCCCGGCTCAATTCAGGGCTTTGGTAACAATAAATCAAGTAAACGTATTTAATTAATTCATTATCATATTATCACATTAACTCATTATAATATGTTCGTCACAACCGATGAAATTAAGACCCATTTGGGAGCCGAACTGGTTGATGTTATATCAATCGGTGATGAAACCCTGCTGACCGCCGCTATCGACGGAGCACAGGCAGAAGCAAAAGGCTACCTAACAGCCTACGACGTAGATGCTATCTTCACGGCTACAGGTAGCAATCGTAATGCATTGCTACTCATTTTTGTCAAAGATATTGCCGTATGGCACTTTATCAATATCTGTAATGCCGGTACCTCCTTGGAGTTTCGCCGTAGTCGCTACAATTCAGCTATTGACTGGCTCAAAGCGGTGCAAAAAGGCAACGTAACTCCCGACTTTCCGGTAAAGAAAGATGAAGCCGGGAATGTAACTAACGAAACTCCCTTCAAAATAGGGAGTAATCCTAAACGCGGTAACTATATCTAATATGGCAACACAAAAACAACCGGCTAATCTCGAAAGCCTTCCCGCCAGCACGGTGATACAAACCTTAGTCGTCAATCCGGCACGCATCAATACACAGGACATCAACGACTGGAAAATTGCTATCAATAACGCAAAATACGGCTATCGCACGCAGTTGTACAATATGTACGAAAATCTGTTGTCTGATGGTGTATTATCGTCTGCCATTGACAAACGCGTGCGAGCTATTACCAATGCTAATATTGTATTTCAGAAAGATGACAAACCGATACCCGAAATCGATGACATCATTGATACTATCGAATTTGAAGAGTTGATAAAAGAAATTGCGCTTTCGCGCGCCTGGGGCAAATCAGTGATTGATATTCAGTTTACTCCGGCATTTAACGCCTTCTCTTTTCCTCGCAAAAACATCGTGATAAGCAATATACAAGGCCGGCCACTTTCCGAAAAGAAAAAGGTAATTGCTTCGTATGAAGGCTTTCAAAACGGATACGACTACACGCAGGATGAGTTTATCATCGAATGCGGCAAGGATGATGACCTTGGTTATATATATAAAGCCTGTCAATACGCCATCTATAAGCGTGGTGGTTTTGGTGATTATGCCGAGTTTGTGGAGGTTTTTGGTAATCCGTTTATCCTGGGCAAATACAACAGTTCCGACACCACACAGCGCGACGAACTCTTCAAATCATTAAAAGAGATTGGCTCACAACCTCGTGCGGCGGTACCTAAAGAGTCGGATGTAGAGGTAATTAATACTACCAGCTCCGGAAATGTTGATTTGTTTGAGAAGTTCCGTAAGGCGTGCAACGAAGAAATGCTGATCACGGTTATTGGTCAAACAATGACTACCACATCCGGTTCATCGCGCTCGCAAGCCGAAGTACACGAAGGTGTATTGGAGGAAATTTTCAAAGATGACAGTCGTTATGTCCGTCGGGTGTTGAATCAAAAACTGATTCCCCTGTTGATTAAACGGGGCTACGATGTGGCAGGAGGTAAATTTATGTTCCCCGATGCAGGCGAAAGCATCAGTACTTCCGATAAAATCAAAAATGCAATTGCTATCAAAACGGAGGCGGGAATACCGGTACCCGATAGCTATTTTTACGAAACATCCGGCATACCAAAACCCGAGGCTACAGACACTGTAACGGAGTTGCCAAAATCCGCACCTTCACCTGCGCCCGCGCCTACTCCTGAGCCTGACCCTGAGCCTGACTCTGAGCCTGTGCCTACTCCTGACAAAACAAAGCTTGCCGATAGTGACCGAAACTTATTTTTACGACTTTTCGATTTTTTCGGAGTCGCCCGGACAACGAGGAGCCGGGCAAATCTGAATTTGCAAGACAAATCGACTCTCTCTATTCCGGGCATCGACACGAATAAGCTATTTAACCAGGCCTTAAACAACATTTACAAGCAATATGTAGATGACCCTTCGGCCATGCCGTTGGTTGATAAAAGTCTGTTCGACATATCAAATAGTGCCTATCAACATGCTGTCGATACCGAGTTCAAAAGCATGGGCGTGGAGTTCGGAAAAACCAATGCCGATTTTATCGCTCAGTTCAAAACCAATGTGGCGGTGTTTGCTGCGTTCAAAAATCATCGGCAAACACAAGATATTGTGAACATGCTCACTGACGAGAAGGGCAATTTACGCAGCTTCTACGACTTCAAAAAGCAGGTGGCTACCATTGATGCCGACTACAACCAACGATGGCTGCAAACTGAATACAACACAGCCGTGAGGGCTTCGCGTATGGCGGCTAAGATAAAGCAGTTTCAGACGGTAGCCGATTTGTATCCGAATCTCGAATACATGGAGAGCACGGCGGTCAATAAGCGGGAGGAACATGAACAATGGGTAGGTACTATTTTGCCTATCAATCACCCGTGGTGGGATACTCATCTACCCCCTTCCGACTGGGGTTGTGAGTGCAGCATTCGTAATACCGATGCGGAACCTACCGAGGTACCCGAAGAGGGTGAAGGTTTAGACCCCGTATTTCAAAACAATCCGGCTAAAACTGCCGAAATGGTAAACATGGCCGAACACTCTTACGTCAAGGGTGTAGATAAAAAAACGGCTGCGATAATCAGCAAATTTGCACTGATAAATCAGGTTGTTCAAAGCCTTCAAGAAAGCGCCGGTTTTAAGCTGGAGAAGAAATTTAACAATGGAGGCAAGTTAATGATTCACGAACTTATCAACAAGAATAACTCCGATTACAAATTGGTAAAAAACGTGGCCGTTGAGTTTGCACGCACGGGGGCGGACGTAAAGATGACACCAAACATACATTATAAATCGGAGGAATGGACACAAATATACAATTTTCCGGAGGGCTCGGTATATTACCGAAAATGTCCCGATTTGCTGATAAATGGTGAGTTCTACGAGGTAGAAGACTTTTTACCCAAATGGAACAAAAAGAAAATAAATAGAATGATTAGCCATGGAACTGACCAGGCTGCACGAATAGTCATCAATAACAATAAAGGATGTTCGGACAGATACATCCGGAAAATTACTTTTGACAGAATAAAGACGGGAAAAGAGATACTCGAAGTGTGGGTGTATGAAAAGGGAGCCGTAAGGCAACTGTTTTAAAACAGCGGAGGGGAGTAAAAACTCCCCCCGCGGGCCGCCACACCGCAGTGCACGTATTAACCTTTCGGTTACGTACTGCAAAGATACACTGTTTTTTGTGATTTGGTTCACTAAAGGCCATTTAATTTCATTTTAACCGCCGTTTAATTGTCAATTGTCCATTTTTAATTATTAATTATTTCCATGTCTCCCGAACAATTCAAACAGCGAATGAGTGAACATCTTGCCGAGCTGAAAGCCTTTCAGCGCGATAAGTTACCCGATATTGTAGGTACCGAGGCAGTCAATCATTTCAACCAGTCATTCGTCAATGAAGGATTCACAGACGAAACGCTACAAAAATGGCCCGATGTGCAACGGCGTAATGCTTCATCATCGTGGTATGGTTATTCGAGTGTGGGCAAGAATCACTTTTCACCCACCCGGGCATCCGACAAGATTCTTACCGGCGAAACAAGTGAATTAAAAAACGCCACTACCTATATTGTAAAAGAAGACAGGGTAACGGTGCGCAACGATAAGTCGTATGCAGCCGTGCACCAGTTCGGGTTAATGGCGAAGATATTCGGCGGCATGGAGTTTACTATGAAAGCCCGACCATTTATCGGAAAATCGAAAGTATTAGGCCAAAATATACAGGCCAAATTTCAACGCGAAATCAAAAAAATACTCAAACTCAATTAATCAAACCACAGATTCCATTATCACATTCTCAAATTTCATTATCATATTATCATATTGACTCATTAACCCATTATCACATTATCATATTGACTCATTAACCCATTACCATATTAACTCATTAACCCATTAGCGAAACCTATGAAAGAATTATATTTAGCGCTTCTGTTGCAACTAAAAACCTCGGTACCGGAACTTAAATGGATAGACCTCGACAGCGGTCAACTTAATGCGTCCGAACGCCCTCCGTTAGCCTATCCGGCTGCATTGGTAAAAATCAACTATCCCTCCACCACTAAGATAGGGGGTGGAAAACAATACGCTGATGTGCAGCTCACTCTTCGTCTGGTATTCGATGCCACCGGCAGCCGTACCTCTGCCGCTATCGATACCGCTATCATCACTAACAGCCTTGCATGGCTCGACACCACCGACAAGGTGTACACCGCGCTACAGGGATGGAAACAGATTGATACGCTCTACAATGAGTCAGAACCCTTCGAGTGCACCTCACGCGGACAGGAGTCACCCCGCTCCGATGGCCTTATTGTCTTCTCCCTTACATTTACCAGCAGTGAATAAAAAAAGCCCCTCCGAGTTGGAGGGGCTTTTTTTATTCAGTAAACAGGCCATTATACCTTTGAAATGCAATTTCCCATACTTTTGGAAGATGCTCTAATTTAAAGTCAAAATCATTAAGAGTATCATCATAAATTATATCTAAACCAACTATTCTATTAGAATTTACAGAGCCATAAGCACGTAAGTATTCAAATTCTACAAATTCTTTCAAATATGAACTCAAATAAACAGTATTTGGTCTATCATATTTAATCTCCCAATACTTGCCTATAAACGAGATTATAGCTTTATGAAGATTCTCGTAAAAATCCAAACTTATAGGCTCAAAATAAAAATCTGTGGTTAATTCATGAAAATTTTCCATAGCCGTTGATGTTTACCATCCTGCATCCTGCTTGGATATATTATTAATCAACGCATCAAAATAGGTTTCCAGTTCTGCCTTTGCTTTCTTATTTTTCAACTCTCCTTTTTTATTGAAGATATACTGCGTACCAAACCAACTCGAACCGCCATTACCACATAGATATAAATTCTTTTCGTTTGACGTACCCGCGAAAGCCCGCATGTAATTAATCAGCATTGCATTCACTCGTACTTTACCATCTTTGAACAGAAACGAAATATTATACGAGAGGGTGTAATAATAAGAAGAGGAAAAACTCACCGCCTTAGAAGTATATGCGTGAATATTAATTGTATTATCTTCCACCTTACTCACCACATCTTTTGCCGATACATAGAGCGTGGTAATTTTCGACAGAAATATATCATACAGCTGCTTTTGCGTTTTACCCTCAAAGGGTATCACAACAAAATCCTTTGTTGTATCCGCGGTGGCCATAAAACCCGAAGGTATCAGCGTGAAAAGTGACTGCGCACTACTCATTACTGATACAAAAATCATCGAAATTAATAAAATTCTTTTCATGGCGATATATTTTACTTATTTATTTCTATCTCCTTAAAATATTCAATATCTGGAAATCCAAGGCCAAGCTCTTTGAAATCCTCATACAACTCTTGCATTTCAACCTCGTAATACTTCCAGCCGTTATTCAACTTGAATATATAACACCTTACAAGAAATTCGTAGGCTTTTTGTTTTTCGCCCAACATTTTATACGCTTCAAATTCTTGATAATAAGTTAATTTCTTGCCTTTTTTCAATGTATTTACGTCAACACATAATTTGAAAAAACATATCAGCGTGATAACTGAAACTATCGCTGAAATTACATAGAAAACAGGTACTGTTGATGTATCCATAATAAAGATATTAATAAGTTATTTAATTGCAAAGATATACAACCCTACCGGATTTACCAATAGGGTTGTAAAGTTAATTATTCAGTCATTTTCTTGGCTGTTTCCCAGTCCGGCATCATATCATGCAGTAAGTTTATCAACAACCACGGGGTCTGGACACAATCGTTACCATCTACACTGGCCAATATGCTTATTATTTGCTCGTGAAGGCCAAGCCAATCTTCTATTGGGTTAGTAACTGTTTTCACAGTGATGGTAAAACTGTCTTCGTTAAATACTACCATTGTCTGCCTCCTTTCCGCCTGTTTTTGTGCAGGCCCTGCATCTTACCAATTTTTCTACTACGCGGTCACCTTTCACCACTAATATGCCATTACGGCGGTTCTGCCCTTCAGGACAGGCGCAATTCAAACGGGTGCGATAATTCACTCCACGGGGAGCCAATTCTGCATAAGCGGTCATGGTACTTCTTTTCTCAAAATAAACTGTGGTTGCCCCTCCCTTGCGGGGAGGGGTTGGGGAGAGGTCTCATATTTTATTCCTCTACCGAAATTTTCAACCACCGGTAAAACGTTCTTATGGATATATCAAACTCCTTTTCAATATGCTCCCGATATATCGTTGCATTAGGGATACCAAGCCGGCTATATTGGTCAAATATAGCATTTACTTTATTAATCCGGCGTTGTTGGTATCGGTTTATCTTTGTCGGCATATCCGTATTATTTTGCTGTTTCTCAAATTACCCCCTCCTTCGGAGGGGGTAGGGGGAGGTTCGGCCTTACCAAATCCCCTCGTACCTGTCAAATTTCAAATGTATCGCGGCGTATATCTTCATCCAGTCATGCTGATGAAATACGCATTTATCTTCGATATACACGTCTGCAAAAATCTTTCGGGTATCAATACCTCCATAGGCGCTAATATTGCCTGGGTGGCTCTCATTCACGGCATGGAAGCGAATACCCTGTGCATTTAAGAAGTCAATCGCCTCCGTTAGCCGCATTCCTGTCCGGCATGTCCAGATTACGATGTAATACCCTTCGTTGCACAGCAAATTTACAACTTCTTTTGCATTCTCACGCAACCTCCCAATTTTCGGGAATTCATCGACCACAAGAGTGCCGTCAAAGTCAATAGCTATAATCATTATTCGTTATTTATTATAAATTTCACGCTCCCAATTGTCACGCTATTCAGGCGTTGCTTCTTTGCCCCATTGTAACTTAGCTTATTGCTTTTCGCATAGTTCGTCAAAGTTTGCAAATTCAAATATTGTGCCGCCTGTTCAATAATTTGCACCAAATCGGCATCAGTTATCGCGCCAGCTTCATAATTTGCAAATAATTTATCTCGTAAGTCGTTGAAGGTCATTGGTGCATAATTTTGAAGTACGCATATAAATTGTTAGCAGCAAGCGGAAGAAAAAACAACCGCCTGCATACTGTTAGGCTTCTTCAATGTCGTCAATTTCATAACTCCAATCCATAGCGTCTTCTTCCTTCACGTTTTCGCCAAGCCACTCCATAGCGGTTGATTGGCTTTCGTCATTGATATTATCAATTTCTTGATTATTTATTAACTGTTCGTAAACTTCGTCTGAAACTTCTACATTTCCATAACCAACGGTATATTTCACCGTTACTCTTAAATTTTTAATTGTTTTCATTTGAATAAATTTATGTTTAAAAAAATTGATTTTGAAAGAAAGAAACCGCCATGCTGCTAACACACGTGTATGCTTTATAGCCTACATTGTGCGGTTTCGGTGGCTATGCGCCCGCTTGCAGCTCGAATTGTCTTTCGACAATTCTTCGCCCGCAATCAGGCTACAAAAGCATACACTCGTTCGTTATGTTCAAGGCTAAAAAAAACGAGCCTTATCGCTTTTTGCGAAAGTTTGAGCGTTTATGGCAGTTTTTTGAAATACAATCATATTTACTTGTTCGTGGAAAAATTGGGTCGGGATAGTGTGGTATGCGAATAAATGGCAAAACCAATTCTTCACCAGTTCCAATTCCTGGGTTTGCTTCCATTAATAAATCAGCACCAGTTTTGAAAATTTCCCAACCACCTTCAATCCATGTTGAATCGGTTCTGTCAGTCCAAAAAGTTATTAGTTGATTGTTTGCACCGATACAACTCATTTTATAATCGTTTTCGTCATATATTTCACCGTCAATCATGTAGATATATTCGTCAGGCGAAAACCATTCATGTGATACTTTATGCCCTTGTTTCATGGCTTCTATTGCTTCAATTTTGTTCATAATATGATAATAAATAATTGTTTAAAAATAAGATAAGAAAGCCCTGAAACATAACATTTGGCTATGTTCACCCTCCTGCTTATTTGGTATTTGAAAGTTTAGTTCTCGCTCGAACTGATATGCTTGTACGAAAGATTTGCGCCCGTAACTGGTCGGGTAAGCATAGCCCCGCACGTTAGGGGCAAACCGAAGAAAGTCCGTGCAGTTAGCAGCCTTTGAATAAATTATAATCACGGCTTACACAATTTTCGGGAAGTTCTTCGCGTAATATCCCTGCTTTTTTTAGCAGAGTATCTTTCCAATATATTTTTGGAATTTTAGAAGTCATTGATAGTTGTAAGTTTACTTTGTTCATAAAGTGAATAATATCCTTCTTTAAATAGGATTTTCCGCTTTCTAAACCTACTTTATATAAATCACAAAAATCCTTTGTCTGTGCGATCATACGTTCCGAACTTTCAAAATCAATTACTGGCTCAATGCTAGCAAATGTTTTATATCCACCTTCATGTAGTATTTTCATTGATTTAATTCTTTCTGAATTGGTACTTACATTTGGTTCAAGTTCATCATGTCCTGTTAGTGTAAATCCAAAAGCAACGTTTTTTGTATAAGCAATATGCAACAATTGTTCTCTGATAGAACTTTCACTTGTTAGTTGACTAAACCACCATTCTCCAAAATCAGCTACTTTTGTCAATATCTTTACAGGAATATCGTAATACACACATTTTTGAATAGCAGCAAATGTCAATTGTATTGTTTCTTTAAGCATAGGATCACTTGTGAACGTAAAAAATAAACCATGCTTACGAAGTTCTTCAAGGTTTTTATTTAGTTCAGATTCAAAACAAAATAGAGCATATTCTTCACTGCCAAGAAAACAAGCTTTTAGTTTTGGCATATTTCCACCCATTGCGTGTGCTAATACTCCTTTTTTCAGGTAGCAGTAAGCACACCCATTGCTACAACCAGTATAAAAATTACAAGCCCAATAGCTGTATTCGCCAGCTTTACCGCTTGGATTATAAATTGCTTTACCATTAAATGTTTTCATATATTTGATAATTAATTGATTAATAATAAGAGTCGGTAAGCCCCTAACACACGTGTATATGCAATTTTTCAACCCACAAATCAACGCTTAACTGCATATACACTCGGTCGTTACCATATTTGAAAAGAAAGAGATTGACTAATTCGGTAGAATTAAGATAAATTTCAATCCTTTTTTTTGTAGAATCAATCCATTCATCACGTCTACCCGTTGGGACATATGCACATTCAGGCGTACATAACCATTTTGCAAACTCAATCGCTATATTCATAATAAATTGGGGTTTAAAGAAAATAGATTAGGCTTAAGCGAAGCAAGGCGAGAAGTGGCTTTTTGATAATATTCTGAGTCAATTTCGTAGCCTACGAAATTTCGGTTAGTGTTAAAACACGCTTCACCAGTACTCGCTGAACCGGCAAACGGGTCAACCACCAAATCACCCTCTTTTGTTGTGAGAGCTAAAAGACGCTCCAATAAGCGGACCGGCTTCTGCGTAGGGTGAATAGTAGCGTAGTGGTCGCGCGGTTGCAATATTATATCTTTTTCATTCATCCCTTCATGAATAGAATAGAGTGTATTAACATTTCTATCGCCTGTATTCAGTCCCTCACGTGTGGCGGCATAGAATTTTCCATCCATCGCTATCATGTCAGTACGTATGACTGATTTTTCATTCATACCTTGAGTTATTGAGTTTACAATTGCAACTTCTTTTATAGAATCCTTGCAAGATTTGCTGCATTTTGTTGATTCATTTGAGATTCCAAATTCGTTTATAAAATCAGTACGTATGACTGATTTTTCATTCATACCATTTTTAACGCATTGCATAACTGATATATTACGGTCAATATTTTTTGTTGAGTTACTTTCGGATAAGTTATATTTATGTGATTTTTGCAGATTTGCTTCAGCGCAGTTGTTTTCAAGATATTGTAGAACAGCATCGAGTGATTTTGTGTTTTTGAAAGTTGTTTTCAATCTATTTACATCCATGATAACAGATTTAATATCATGCTCTTTCATCTCCAGATATGGCACTTTCACTTTATTAATTGTGCCGGATTTCTTAGTGTGAATTGAGATTGTCTCGTGAACCCTGCTGATTGCCATCAAAAGACTGCTGCAATAACTTTTATTCCAGATTATTTCCTCTTTAAAGTGAAAACCGTAATCTGATAAAATAGTATTCCATCGATAAAATGAAGTTCCTCTACCGAATAAAACTATGAAACCATCATCTTTCAAAACGCGTTTGCACTCACGAAAAAAATTAACTTCATCAAATTCTTTCTCGAGCTTTTGACCTTTTAGGTATAAGTATGGCGGGTCAGTCAATATACAATTGACTGAACTATTCGGAATTTCTTGAAGTAAATGGAGACAATCTCCCTTTTTTAATTCTATCATTGTACTTTGTATTGTGCAAACTTTGCAAGTTGTTGATTAATACTTTCAAGTAGTCGTGCATCAGCGGCAGGAGAAACAGATACGTTTAGTAATCCGGCAATGTCCCTCATAGCGCGTTCAGCATCTATTTTGTCTATTGTACTTTCTGTATAGGCAAATAAATAAATTGGTTGTGGCTCTTTTTGCCGGTTATTGATTACCGCACATCCTTGTGGTTTGTATGCCACTATGTAATTAGGCATTTGTATCTTCTTTTTCATCTTCATCAGGTTTATAGTTTTCTAAAAACTCATTTATCCCGCTCGCCTGTTTATTGCTCACTAAGCAATTATATGCCGGCTTACGCGGCCAATCATCTTTTCGGGTGCCAATACCGCCACGTTTATTTACCGTATCAAACCATAAGCGGGCTACCAAACCCGGCTTAATCTGGTACAGCTTACCGAGCGTTGCCTTGCTACTATTTCCAAGCCACCTCCATTCCTTCGGTACCTTTATCGCGTTAAAGAACTCTTCCGGGGTTTCATCTTTTGCTTTTGCTCTCGTTTTCCTTCTCATTGAAAAAACTGATTGATAAATAGAATGTCGGAATGGCAATCACAATCTCAAACATGGCGCACATCGCCCATTTGTCGCCATAGGGAAAGAAATAGAGATGTTTGAATCCGTAAAAGCAAGCTGTCATTAGTAGCCCTCCTAAAATCAGGGTAATAAGTCCTAAAACAATGTTCTGTTTTTTCATCGAAGTTAAGTTGCGGCAACCCTCATTGTTGCCAGGTTAATAGATTACCCCCATTCTTCGAAGGGGGCAGGGGGAGGTCTCTATTTGGCAAACGAGAAACTTCTCGCAAGCAGATTATTACGCTTTAATGTCAGTTCATCAAATAGCGCAGACAAAGGCGAAACAACAAGCATTTGCACCTCAATAGAGGTTATTTCAACATCATATTTGCTATGTTGCTTTGAGATCATCGAAGGTGTAACTTCCACTTTTCGTTTGCAATTTGGACGTTTATAGATACCTGCCAGATTTGCAATTTTAATCACGTGATATTTTTGAACACCATATTTTTTTGCCAATACAGCGTTATCCGTATCCGGATAAAGGCCTATCAACTCTTCCTCCTGTTGTGGGGTCAATAGATGTGGCTTTATGTATTTCATTCGATTATACTTTTAAGTATTACCCGCCTAAAAACGGGTAATACTTTGATTTTAATTAAGAAACAGATTCCTCAGATTCTACATCTCCTCCCTCGGAGGGGCTTGGGGAGGTCTTATACGGATACACATCCATTATAGCAGTTTCGGTAATAGCTACCACCTCCCAATCGGCTATCGTACCGTTCATGGAGGCCGTCAAATTGAAAAGAGCTACAGAGAGTGATTCAGCCTGTACCATCATGGTTACTGCCGTTTTCTTTTCAATAGCCTTCTCTTCGTCGAGCGTTACAAAGTTCACCTTGCAACGATACCATTTGTCACCGCTTGGGTTGTCAAACAACTCGGCAATACGTGATTGTTTAACCGCCTTCACGGTAAAACTGCCGCTTACAAACGGCTTCACCTCTTCAATAATTCGAGCTTCGGCCTCAGTAAACGAAAGCGCGTCCACCAGGTAAGGCTCCGTTACAGTGCGAATTTGACCATCTTCGCACGTGCGCTCGTAGCGCACTTTACATTCAAACCAATTGTGCATGTTTTTCTCTGTTTTAATTATTAATACTATGTGAAATAAAACGTTTTTCCGCTTCCGCTTCCAAATCGTTGTTGCTTTATTATAGTTATAAATGGAAATTCAGTTTTAGGTATCTTTTCGAGAGCTTCTTTTATGGGTGTGGCGTTCGGCTTACGCCTACTAATACCTTTTGAATTTGTTGTCTTTTGCCAAGCGGCAAGGTTTTTGTCTCTGAAATATTTTAAGAATAGGTGGGAAGCGTTACCTGTGTTCGCATTCGAGTAGTTGTAATTCGTATCGTTGAAAACGAAGAGACCGGAAGCCACCGCCACAGAGGCAAACAACCCTTAATTTGCTATTTTATCAAAATATCATTCCAGATATCGACAAATTGTTGCCCCGCATACGTGGCGAGTTCGTTGCTTTTAAAGCAAAGGCGGGAAGCGTTACCTGCGCCCGCACCCGAGCAGCGGTAATGCGCAACGTCGAAAACGAAGACACCGGAAGACACCGTGAAATAAGGAACCCATTTCTTTTGATTCCCGTCTCTCCAGTCTGCCTTCCACCCTTCGTTAAGAGCCCGGGTGATGGTTTTTAACTTTCGCAAAGCAATT